TACAATTCCGCCTGGTACAACTAAAAAGCTACAGGAAAAATATAGACACCTAATCTTATTGTTCAATCCAGAATTTTTAAGTGCGAACAAAGCCATATCGGAATTTGAAAACCCAGATAGACAATTAGTTGGATATACGGATAAAAGTTTCAGATATGCAATGGATGTATTAAACATGCTTCCGATAGCACCACACGAGAAAATCATGCCATCAACTGAAGCTGAAATTTGCAAATACGTTAACAACTTTCATGGCGCATTAATGGTCATCTTCGCTAATTACTTCTATGATGTATGCCAAGCATCACAGGCAGACTTTGAAAGTGTACGTGAATCATCTATAGCGTCTAAGTATGTAGGATCGTCTATGGGTAGAACGTATTGGAATGTAATGCAAGGTGGATTTAGGGGATATGGTGGTATGTGTTTCCCCAAGGACATGAATACACTTGCCCTTTGGTCTAAGGAAAACAAAATAAAGACTAGGGGATTGTTGGATGAAATGATTAAAATAAACCGCAAGTTGCTAGAAGAACAAAACCTAACTGAAAAGGATGCACAAAAATTATGATAAAAACAATACAAAAAAACGGAAAGACATATGCGGACATTAATAGTTTGACCAATTGGAAAAAGAATCCACGTTCAATTACCAAAGATGGTTTTGACCGCCTAAAGAAACAAATTACACGATTAGGTAAATACAAACCCCTTTTAATAACCGCAGGTGGTGTCGTAATTGGTGGCAATATGCGACTAAGGGCGTTACGTGCATTAGACGTGAAAACAGTTCAAGTCACAATAATAGAATTTCATGAAGAAAACGGAAAATACTACGCAACGATAGATGGTGAACGAGAGGGTGAAGCACTATTCAATTCACCTGAGGATGGAATGATGGAATATTCTCTATCGGACAATGATCGTGCAGGATTCTATGATGATGATATGTTAGCGAACCTAATGCCACAATACGATATAGACTGGTCAGAATACGCAATAGACCTACATAGACCTGTAACAATTGACGAACAAATCTTCAGCGATACTGGATTAACCGATGAATTTTCATTACCAGAGGGGGATCGTGAGGGACTTCAACAAGTCACATTCATTTTAGCTGATGAACAGGCCGAACTAATCAAGGAAGCATTGTCGGAAATAAAAAACACAGAGGACTATAAAAATCTCAACAAGGAGGAAAATGAAAATAGCAATGGAAATGCATTATTTCTGATAGTACGACAATGGCTGAAAAATCGGTAAAAGACATAAAGGTATGGGTAATCCCACCAAAAATAGGAAATAGATTCATCAGAAAACATCATTATAGTGGAAAGATCGTAAACAACAGTAAAATACACTTCGGAGCCTTTCTAGATGGAATCTTACATGGTGTAATGAGCCTCGGTAGCCCACTTGATAAAAGAAAGGTGATTGGCCTTGTAAAAGACACCAAATGGAACGAGATGCTTGAATTAAACAGGATGGCATTTGATAAGCATCTTCCAAGAAATAGCGAAAGCAGATGTCTATCAATTGTATTCAAATTACTAAGGAAAAATACACCACAAGTCAAATGGATATTGTCATTTGCTGATGCAACGCAATGTGGAGATGGTGTTATTTATCGGGCTGCGGGATTCAAATTAACTGGTGTTATTCCAAATCAAAATACGTGTAGACTTCCAAGTGGTGAAGTAATGCATAAAATGACACTAGAAAGCAATCCTACCAAAAGACGTAGGGAATTGGGTGGGAAAACATATTATGAGGTTACAGGCGGAAAGTATGATTTTAATAAATATATAGAAGTTGTTGGTGGTGAAAGGTTAACTGGATATCAAGTTCGATACATATATTTACTAGATAAATCTTGTGAAATTACCATTCCGATCCTACCATATAGTAAAATAGATGAAGTAGGCGCAGGGATGTATAAAGGTGAAAAAATTACTGTAGCTGAAAGACATGCGTCAGTAGTTCAATAGGCAGAATGTTTGCCTTCCAGGTAAAAGACGGAGGTTCGAATCCTACCCTGACGCTCAAATAATTATGGCTAAATCTAAAAAAAATTCTGGAATAGAAGAATCAGTATTGCCCGATCCCGCTTCGGTTGAATTAAGCGTCAATGTTGATGTGGTCAATGCAACCGCAATTAGGCGTGGTAAGGTTCGTGAATTGATGCGAATGGGTTATAACCTACCCAGCATCCAAAAAATCCTGAAAAAGGGGATTAAATTATCCGATGGAAACATTATGGAAGTTGATGTTTCCGATGAAACCATCAAATATGACATCAAGTATGTTAGGCAGGAAATGGCTTCATCACAGGATGAGAATCTACTTGAAATACGTGCAGACATATTGGATAAACTTAAATTTCTATATGAAAGGGCAATTAATGAATACATTTCTGCAAAAGGTCAAACAAAAAATAGTTTCCTGAATACCGCATTATCGGTAATGTCAAAGATAGTAGAGGTTGAGGGGGTGAAATCACCCGAGAGGTTAGAAGCTAGTTTAAGTTCAGAGGGGAAAATGTCTACACTAGCGGATCAATTAAATTTATTAGGGGAAAATGAACGAAACACTATTATTACCACAATTAGAGCAGTCATTGAAAAGCGCAAGCGTCAAGGATCTGGAAACAATGGTATTCCTGATGGAACATCCAGAATACAGGCACAAGCCAGTGACAATGAGGGAATTTCTGGAGAATGAGGAATTTGTACCAAAACAAGACGCACCACGCCCATTCAATAAAAAACTGCTAATAGATATCTTCGATAACTTTAGTTCGTGGGAAGAATTTGAAAATCTTGGTAGATACGAGGAAGCAATGTATATTGCTGGAATTGGATCAGGTAAATCCTATGTATCATCAATGGCTATTGCCTACATTATTTATCGGTTATTGTGTCTAAAAGACCCTCAAAAATACTTCGGATTCGCTAAAGGAACTAAAATTGCATTTATTAACATATCCAAATCGTTTAGTCAGGCAAAGGACATTGTATTCGGTGAACTGAAAAATCGTATTGATAACAATAGCTGGTTTCAAAGATATTACCCACCAGATTTTAGAATTAAATCTAAACTTCGTTTACCTAAAAATATATTTATTCTACCGCTAGGATCAAATGAGGAAGCCCCACTAGGATATAACATCTTTGGTGCAGTTATTGACGAAGCATCATTTCACACATTAACTAAGGAAAAGGATTATGCGGAAGAATCATATAACCAAATAAAGAAACGTATCCGTTCACGTTTCATGAAAAGAGGTAAATTGTTCATCATTACGTCACCCAGATATGTATATGACTTCGCAGAAAAGAAATGGGAACAGGAACAGGATAATCCAAAGGTTTACAAATGCAGAGCTGCATTGTGGGAGGTAATGCCTGAGGATAGATGGGAGGGTCCGAAATTTGATGTTGGTAAATATATAACAAGATATCGGGACAAGAACATAATGATTCCGATTGAATTTGAAGAAGAATTTAAGCAGAATCCAGAACGTGCAATGCGTGACTATGGCGCACAGCCATCGTTGGCAATTGAAGGATTCTTTAATGATCCAGACATCATTGTAGTTAAATCAAACAAGGAACGTAATCATCCTTGGAATGAAAAGCTTGGGGATTTCGAAGAATGGTTTTGGAATTATCGAAGTAGCAAGGATTATGATTCCGACAAACGATTTATCCATATTGACTTAGGACTTAATAAGGAGGGGATGGGCGACTGTGCTGGTATAGCAATGGGGAAATTTGATGGTTGGGTAGAACGAAAAAGCGTTGAGGGGAAAATAGAAAAACGACCAAAGATTAAAATAGATTTTATGCTTCAAATCAAGGCACCAAGCGCAAAGGATGAAATTCAATTTGAGGATGTTAGACAAATCGTGTACCGATTAAAAGATATTGGTTACAATATACACAAGGTTACATTTGACGGATGGCAATCAGTAGATTCCGTACAAACACTTAAATCTGGTGGAATCAATGCCGACTTTCTATCAGTTGATAGGAATCCAGAAGCATACTACACATTAAAGGGTGCATTACTTGATGACAGGTTGGACTATTATCACTACAAACCATTAATATCCGAACTACAAATGTTAGAAGAATTAAAAGGAAAGAAAATAGACCATCCTCGTGGTGGATCGAAAGATGTTGCCGATGCGGTTGCTGGTGTATGCTATCACGCTGCACAAGGAACACCTGGGCGTGGTTTTATGATAGTTGGGGAAAAAGCATAAAAATGTTGCTTTTTTGAAAAAAAGGGTTTATTCTTAAAATATTCAGGAAAAAACGTATGAAACTTCCAAAATTTATCGCAAATCCGCTTCTAAATTCAGAAAATATAAAATCGGTCATTGACGAAAAAGCACAAACAAAATTTAACCAAGCTGTTACCGAGGAGGTAACAAAGGCATTAAAAGCTGCTAAAAAGGATTGGGCTGCAGACACTGTAAAGGCGTTAGATGATCGTTTCGGAAAAGCTAGGCGGTTTGTTTCATCTTCGGGATTTCAACCAGATACACAAAGTTTAATGAGCAGTTCCTATTCATCTGGTAAAAATTACGCTACACTTTCTACCCTATTCAGTGATTCCCCTGGTTCCATTCAGGCTGCATCTAGAATTAGGGATGCTGTGATTGGTGGGGGGTATGTACTTAAACCACCTACCGAAGGGGTTGGAACAAAGGGAACTAAAAAGGACTTAAAAAGATTAATTGAATTTTTTGACCAACCAAATCCTGATGATACGATTGAAACACTACTTGGTGTGTCACTTGAAAATTATCTTGCCTATGGAAATTTCTATTGGGAAAAAGTACCTACAAAGGGAAGTACAAAAAAGAAATTAGTGGTCGCTGCACTTTACAATCTTGATCCAACTAGAATGACAATCCAAGTGGATGCCGAAAAAAAGAAAAAGGGTGTTCTAGAAAAGATCGGATATAGCCAAAAAGTAGAATCAAACAAATCAATTAAATACTTATTAGAGGAAGTTTTCCATGTACGTAGGGCAAATAGGAAAGCTGATCTATATGGTCGTGCTGTTCTAGAGGACAACATGGCCACACTACAGTTATTGCTTCGTGCATTGACATATAACATTAATATTCTAAAGAATGGTGGTAGACCACCGATACAATTGATTCTTCCCGAAGATTCTACCGAAGCCGATGCAGACGCAGTTTCAGCGTGGTTTGAAAAGAACTACATGGGAGCACATAACGCTGGAAAGACACTAATAGGATTCAAGGGATCGAAAGCCGAAACATTAGGTGTTACACCTCAAGAAATGGCGTATCTTGAGCTGTTAAATTATGGTTTACGCTTGGTTGCGGGGCAATATGGGGTACCGCTGCTGCTGATTGGAACACCAGAGGGTAGCAATCGTGCAGTATCATCGGAAGCACGTAGGGCATTTTATTTGACTACTGTTTTCAATCTTAGAAAATTAGTGTCCCAAAAAATCACCAAAGAAATTATCAAAGATGGTATGGGGATTGATGGATGGAGATTAGACTTCAAAACAGCTGGTTTAGAGGAATCTGAATCATCTAGACGAGATTTCATATTAGCAAGGGATAAGGGACTATATACCGCCAATGAAGCTAGGGTGGCAATGGGACAATTACCAATAGAGGAAAAATGGGCTGATAAATTATATCTAGTTAGCACAAAGAACGATTCATTAATGGAAGTCAAAAGCGCAATCGGTAGACCATCGGATGATTCAGCACCCGATGATTCCAAGCCTACACCTGAACGTGGTAGGGGGGAAACCGATCCCGCAGAAGATGATACAATTCACGATGAATAGATTGAAATTTTCACTATTTTGTGGTATAATTACGGATAGTCGAAAATTAAGAAAAGAGGTGACAATTTATGAATAACCAGAACATTCCTAATAGTGGGCAAAAGACCGTTCAAGCCCACATGAAAGTAAAATCCTTCGTAACAGTAAAATCTCCAGACGCAAAACAACTAGACAAGTATGACAAAGAAGTTAATGCTTTTTTGGCGACCATTGATAATCGTCAGAGATTTTTGAATGGTAGAAATTCATATGCAATTGGTGATAAGGTTTATACATTAATATGGTATCTAGAACGGATAGCCGATAAACCTGTTGCTACACCATTTGGAAGTAAAGATGACAAACCTAATACTGCCGAAGAAAAGAAAACTGGATGAGGTAGAGGAAATTGCTCTACCAGTAGTCAAATGTGATGTATGCGGAAATCCCACAACATCTGGAC